GCCTTATATTGCTAATGCACAACAACCTTATATTGCACAAGCAAGGCAACCTTCTACTTATCAGCATAGGAATCCATTTACATATAGGTTACCTTATATTGCAAATGGTCAACAACCTTATATTGCGAATGCAAGGCAACCTTCTACTTATCAAAATAGGTCACCATTTACATATAGGTTACCTGTTATTGCTAATGCACAACAACCTTATATTGCTAATGCAAGACAACCTTCTACTTATCAAAATAGGTCACCATTTACATACAGGGTTCCTTATATTGCTAATGCAAGACAACCGTTTACATACATAGCATCTTATAGGGTTCCTTATATTGCTAATGCAAGACAACCGTTTACCTATAATGCAAGGTATCCTGCTAATGCAAGATATCCTGCAAACGGTCAAACACCGTTTACATATAACGCAAGGTATCCTGCTGGTTATCCTGCAAACTATCAAACACCGTTTACATATAACGCAAGGTATCCTGCTGGTTATCCTGCAAACTATCAAACACCGTTTACATATAACGCAAGGACGCCAGGAACGTATCCGTATATAGCAAACTATTCTTACAGGTCACCTCGTTCATATTTCTATCCAGTTGGTGGCGGAACACCACCACCACTACCTGAAGGATTCGGTAAATAGATGATGAATAGGAGTAATAACTAATGGCAGGTCAAATTCAAGGTTTTTATCAGTTACCAGTAATTGGGTCAGCCAGTGCTACAGGTAATTATCAAGTGCCTTATATTGCAAATGCAAGGCAACCTAATACCTATATTGCATCGTATCGTGTTCCGTATATTGCTAATGCAAGGCAACCTAACACCTATATTGCATCGTATCGTGTTCCGTATATTGCAAACGCAAGGCAACCGTTTACCTATAGAGTTCCATTTACCTATCGTGTTCCATACATTGCAAATGGTCAAAACCCATTTACATATAATAATAGATACCCAGCTGGTTACCCTGCAAACGGTCAAACACCGTTTACCTATAATGCAAGGTATCCTGCTAATGCCCAACAACCTTATATAGCAAATGCACAATCACCATTTACTTATCAAGCAAGGTCACCATTTACGTATCATCATAGGTCACCAAGGAATGCTCAACAACCTTATATAGCAAATGCACAAACACCATTTACTTATCAAGCAAGGTCACCGTTTACGTATCATAATAGGTCACCAAGAAATGCACAGCAACCAGTTATAGCAAATGCACAAACACCGTTTACGTATCATCATAGGTCACCGTTTACGTATCATAATAGGTCACCAAGGAATGCTCAACAACCTTATATAGCAAATGCACAAACACCGTTTACCTATCAAAATAGACAACCTTCTACTTATGCAACACAAGGTAGAACACCGTTCACGTATCAAAACAGACAACCTTCTACATATGCAACACAAGGTCAAACACCGTTTACCTATCAAAATAGACAACCTTCTACATATGCAAGACAAGGTAGAACACCGTTTACCTATCAAAACAGACAACCTTCTACATATGCAAGACAAGGTAGAACACCTGTTATCCGTTGGGATGGTGTATTGTCACAACAATGGCCTGCAACACCTATATCTTCCTAGTGACTAAATACTAGTAAGTTTAACAATTCGGTTTATATTATGGAAAAACTTACATCTCTTGATCAGGTGAAAGAAAAATTAGTTTCTACTGATTGGGATAGCCTAAAAAATTATTATCAACTTCGTTCTGAAACTCCTTATTGGATAGGTTCCATTGACCTTAAAAGTTCATACAGTGAACAGAGTAGTTATGAAGTCATAAAATATATTTGGGATGAATTAATCCCGCCCCTAAAACTTGTAAAGTGGGGGTCTTTTTTAGAACATAGAAAGAATAAAAAAATTCAAGAACTCCAAGGTCTAAAGTGGAACTCATCTATCTATTTAAAATACATTCATCAATGTTATTCTTCTGCACCTGAGAAGTTAGCTGCTGGTTTTTTTGGGTTTGACATTGCAGATGAGAATGACCAATCTACTACCTTTAGTAGTATTCTTGATACACCTCTGAGTGAACAATCTGAAACTAACTTAGTTTCCATGTTCTACCATGCAGCTAAAGCACATTGGATTATGGATACCGTTCAAACAGAAGGTATGCATCACCCTATTCAATGTGTATTATTCCCACAAGACGAAAGAAAAACACACATGAATATGTTTGTTCATCCAGGCTCTGTTAGGTCTTTAGTTGTAGAAGAAATGGATGACCCTGAATTTGACTTATTGGTTTGGGATGCATACGATTTTGTTGAAGGAGAGAAGTTTACCTTTGATGGTATTTTAGACTATTGGAAGGAAAGATTAACTAAGTTTGATAAAGAACACTTTAATGTATCTTTTACATTCCAAGGTGGTATATTAGAATTTGCAACAGACTTTGCAGGTGCAGAATTTAGACAAGAGGTATATCAATACTCAAAGAAAGTAAACTCCTTGATGAAAAGAAAACCCCTCAACATCTATATTGGAGTAGATTCTACACACAATAAAATTGAGCATATAACAAAATATAGTATCGAGAAATCGATTGAAAAATCTTTTTCTAGTGGTTTTGATACACAACTTGCAAGATTCAATCCTGAGATTAAATACTTAGATATTGCAAACATTCCTGAATATACTAGGTCTTATGCAAATCAAAACACAGAGTTTACCTATAGTAGATTTTTGATTCCTTATCTAGAAAATTATGAAGGATTCAGTATGTTCTTAGACGATGATTTCTTTTTTGTTGAAACACCACTTCGTATGTTCTATTATATGAGACCCGATGATGCAGTTGCATGTATCCAGTATCGTCAATATGAACATGTAAAAACTAAATTTAATGGTGCAGTTAACATTGATTATCCGTGTAAACTTTGGTCTAGTATGATGTTCTTTAATAATGGTCATGAAGATTGTAAGAAGTTAACACCTGAGGTAGTTAACACGTGGACTGGGAAACAACTACACCAATTTGAATGGACAGATAAAATAAGTAAGATTCCTGAGAAATATATATTTACAGAAGGATATGATGACCCTGTAGAAAAGTGGCACTATACGGGTATTCACTACACTAGAGGTGGCCCATGGATTGATAACATGGACACTTCAATCATAGACAACTTAGATGTCTATGAAAAAATTAAAAATTCCTACTTTACAAATAAAAGTAATGTGGTATAATAATAAAAGAGGTATAACTTTATGATGAATGCACTAATTTACGATGAAAAATCAAATCTTTTTGTAAGAAAACCAAATGGTTTACAATACGATTTTAATAATGTTGACAGACCAGCTTTAGGATTTAACTTTGATGTTTTGGTATATGATGATATCCAAGTTAAGATTGAAAACTGGGATGATAGCAAACCTTTTCATGAACAAGAACAAGTTCAATTGACTGATGCAGAAAAGGACATGGTTGAGATTTATATTGAAAACTCTGAACCACCCATAGGTCATACATTAAATGGTCAATACATGAATATTTTACGAGATAAGTTTGATGAACTTTCAAATGAAGCTGTAGGTATTGTTGGGTTTAATTGTCCTGTTGATGCAATGATTGCTGGAAGAGAAGGTTCTAATCATCCTCATAGGTCAAATGCAAGAAGATATTTGGAATGGTATGATTCAACTGCTAATGTAGTTTTAGATGTATCTAGAATTATAGATTCAACAAGAGAAGACCATTTAGAAGACATTAATTCTTATTTAAACCAAATTCCTAGATTTGCACCTGCCCCTGAACAACCAAGGGACTAAAGGTGTTAAATGGAAATTGTTCATTTAGATAAACCTTTTAAGATAGAATCCTGTCCTTTAGACAAAATATATGTTTTAGATAATTGGTTAGACTCAAGTCTACATCATCATTTTGATGAACAGATAAGAAATGCAACTTATTGGGGTAAAACCAATAATGTAAATGCAGATAATAAGACAGGTCTTCCACATCACTCATTGTGGGGAGCTTCATTTTTTCGTAATGACTTTACACTAGACAGTGATGTAAATCCAATAGACACAGTTTTTACAAAATATTTAATTAGAAGATTAGAATTTGAATTTAAATTCAAGTGGGTAAGATTTCAGTATGCTGGGACAAATTCTCAGACTATGGGACAACATGGGACAACTCATGTAGATTGTCAAGATGAAGATGAATGGAATCTATCCTTTCTATATTATACTAATGTGTTTTGGAATCCACAATGGGGTGGGACTTTAAGATTCTATGATTCTCCTCAACAAGGATTAGATGGAAGAGACGACCACATTAAAAATCATCAGATTGCAGAAGTGGAGTTCAAACCAAACAGATTATTAATGTTTGATGGTAGAATACCACACGGTGCAGATGCACCAACAGAAAAAGCAAAATATATGGATAGAAGGTCACTTGTAATAAGAGGTGATGAAATTAGATTAACAGATACAAAAGAGTTTTTTGATGCCAACGATAGAATTTACCGCATATAGTGAAGAAACCTTAAGGAACTTTAAACCAGTTCTTGCAAAGGAAATTATTCCTGACTGGTGGAAACGAATGAGAATCATGGATTTTGCAAATGGTAGCACTAATCATTCTATTCGTTCATGTCCTGCAATGGATGATTGGTTAAAGAGTGGATGGATTATTGTTTCTACAAGAGACATGTTAGTATTGTGTGGTAATGACAGGGATGATGATGATGCAAGTTGTTTTCAAACTATAGACTTAGAACAAAAAGGTTATCAAAGTGTTGCAAGTTCACGTTCACATCCAGTTGCACAGTTTCATAATGTCTTTGAATATTTAAAAAGTGGAGAGAATCCAACCAATATTAGAGATGCATTTAAGATGAGAGCTCCATGGAATATTGTAACCCCTGAAGGTTATTCAGTATTCTACTTAGACCCTTTTCTATTTCAAAATGAACACTTTGCAGTCTGGCAGGGTATTATAGACAGTGATAAGTTTAATAAAAATATGGACAACTCACAGATTATTTTTTATCCTAAAGTTAATCATAGTTTTGTTATACCGAAAGGAACACCTATTCTACAAATTATTCCATTCAAAAGAGATGAGTGGGTTGCATCTTATCAGTTTAGAGACGTAGATGATTATCAAAAGAATTTATCTTTTCACTCTGCATCTTATGGAAACAAAGAACGTGATGAAAGTAAAATGACAATGGAAGAAGCTAATAGACTTCATCCTGAGTTTCAGTCTGATAAATACAGAGCAGGGGCATATCGTTCTCTAGGATACTGGAAACCAAAGGGTAAATTTTTCAAAGAAGAATCCCCCCCACCTGAATGTCCCTTTCATAAAAAAGAAGAAAGTGTAGAGACACAATTGGAGTTCGATTTCGATGGCAGTTAGATTATTATTCCCAACAGTGGTTTTTCATAGAAATCTTCTTTGTCCAAATTTAGAGGATAAAGGATTTAATGAAGACTATCTTCTTCTCTTAAAGAGAACTATGGATGAAATGAGAAGACAAGACCCTGAAGGTAGAAAAGTTTCTAATGCATATACTGGATGGCAATCTAATGACGGTTGTGAATCTAGTCCTGCCTTTAAAAAACTCATGAGGTGCATTACACAGACTTTTTATGATGAAGTATTTCCTTTTCATGGTCTAACAGATAGAGATTATAAAGTAGAAATTGGTAACTCATGGGCTAACATCAATGACCCTAAAGCATGGAATAAACCTCACCTACATAACGGATGTTGGTATAGTGGAGTGTTCTATATTCATGCAGAAGGTGACGAAGGTGATATAGTGTTTATCGATAAAGACCCAAAGGTAGTTTCTGATTACCCACATTCACCACGTGTAAATGAAAATTGGTCTTTTAGTCCTACTAAGGGAGAGTTGATTTTATTCCCATCTGCATTAATGCATATGGTAGAACCTAACTTCACTGATAGGGATAGATACAGTATTTCTTTCAATATAAACATGGTAAATTTACCTAGTGGGAATAGACATGGTGTGGTAGAAAACTTCAATCCTGATGAATTTGTCTATGATTTAGACCCACAAGGAAGACTCATATATCCTAAATAGATATATGGAAGTAATCATAGATGCACAATTAGTATGGAATATTGTTCTAACTCTAATACTAGCACCTGTAGGTTTGTTAGTTCGTTCTATTCTATCTGAACAAAAAAGATTAGATATTCTTCTTAATAAAACAAGAGAAGAAATTGCTAGAGAATATATCACACGTGAAGAAGTAGCTGCTGACTTTGAAAGAATTGTGGGTATGATTCAAAGAATTGACGAGAAGTTAGACCGTTTCTCTAGAAAGACTTATTTCCAAGAGTAAAATTCGTATAAATAGTAGTAGACCACATTTAAAGATGGAATACTATTATGGCAGAACCCAATTCAAAATCATCACTAAAAGAGTATATTAAAAGAAAACTTGGGGCTCCTGTTCTTGAAATCAACGTGGATGATGACCAGTTTGATGATAGAATTGATGAAGCTTTACAATATTTCCGTGAATACCACTACGATGGTTCAATTAAAGTATACTTAAAACACCAACTATCTTCTTCACAAATTACTGCAATGAGGACAGATGAAACTGTTACCGAAAATGTTGCAGGAACCCATGCATATGATGATATGCAATATAAAATGCAGAATAATTATATTGTTCTTCCTGAATTCATTCTATCTGTTATCAATATATTCCCATTTAACGATAAACACAATTTAAACATGTTTGACCTAAGATATCAACTTAGATTAAACGACCTTTACGACTTAACTGCAACTAACATCCTCTACTATGAAATGGTTCAACAACACATTTCATTAATGGATTCTATTTTAGTTGGTAGAACTCCTATTCGTTATAACACACATCAAAATAGATTATATCTAGACATGGATTTAAGTAGTGTCAATTCAAACGAATACCTTATCATCGAGTGTTATAGAAAGATAGACCCAACGGACATGACCGATATCTATAATGACATGTGGTTAAAAAGATATGCAACTGCATTAGTCAAGTATCAATGGGGTGAAAATCTTTCTAAATTCTCAGGTATTCAACTACCTGGCGGAGTTACATTAGATGCAGAGAGAATAAAAACAGAATCATCAGAGGAAATCCGTAGACTAGAAGAAGAGTCAAGACTCAACTATGAAATGCCTGTGATGGATATGATGGGCTAACAAAATGCCAACAAACGTATTTTTCAACCATGCAGTATCAACTGAACAACATCTTTACGAAGATTTGGTTGTTGAATCGCTTCGTTTTTATGGACATGAAGTTTTTTATTTACCTAGAGAGGTTGTTGAAGAAGACAGTATCTTAGGAGAAGATGTTCAGTCTACATTTGGTGATTCATACAGTGTTGAGATGTATATTGAAAACACAGAAGGTTTTGAAGGAGAGGGTGACCTCTTCAGTAAGTTTGGTGTTCAGGTAAGAGACCAAGCAACATTCGTTTTATCACTGAGAAGTTGGGAAAGATTTATTTCGTTAGACAGTAACCTTGCAACAAGTCTAAGACCAAATGAGGGTGATCTAATATACTTCCCACTTTCAGGTTCGATATTTGAAATCAAATTTGTAGAACACGAGAATCCATTCTATCAAGTTGGTAAACTGTTTGTATTTAAACTTAGATGTGAATTGTTTGAATACAGTGGTGAAGACTTTGATACAGGTGTTACAAACATTGACTTGGTTGAAGACGAACAAGCTTACACTATCGAAATGACAATGAACTCAGGTGGAAGTGGTCAATACTATGTTAATGAAAATGTGTCTCTAAATGGAACTGTAGTTGGTGAAGTAGTATCATGGGATGAAGGGGTAAGAAAACTTACCATTAAAGATAACACTAGAACACTTGCAATCGGTGATACACTGGTTGGTGCAAACAGTGCCTCTTATACCATTGCATCAATCACAGATATACTTACATTTGCAAACGATGGTAATGCACAGAACAAAGAGTTTGAAGATAAAGCAGACAACTACTTAGACTTCTCAGAGACTAATCCATTTGGGAGTCCTACCTAATGTTCGGAACATACTTTTACCATGAAACAATTAAACGTGCAATCTCCATCTTTGGAACCATGTTTAACAATATCAGTATTAAGAAAATTAAAGCTGATGGAACAGTTCTTGCAGAAAACAAAGTTCCGATTTCATACGGCCCTAAACAAAAGTTTCTACAGAGACTTGCAGAAGAAGCTAATCTAAGTGATGGTAACAGAACTGCAATCTCACTTCCTCGTATGGCATTCCAGTTAAATGGTTTTGAATATGATGGGTCACGACAACAAAACAAACTTTTAAGACACACTAAGACAACACTAGAGAGTTCAGATTCAACAAAGAGAGGTTATCAGTATCAACCTGCACCCTATAATCTAAACTTCTCTTTATCTATTCTTGCAAAGAACGCTAACGATGCACTTCAGATTGTAGAACAGATTATACCATATTTTCAACCTGAATATACAGTAACTATGAAAATGATTGACGACATGTCTGATAATAGAGATGTTCCAATTATTCTTAACAGTATTTCAATGGAAGACACTTTTGAGGGAAGTTTCGAAGAGAGAAGAGTAATTGAATATACACTTGAGTTTACAATGAAACTCTACTTCTTCGGGCCTGTATACACTGGTAATGTAATTAAAAATGTTATCGAAAGAGATTATATTAATTCTGATACGAATGCAGGATTTACATCTACAGAGATTGATAATTCAGGTCTAGTCAAAGAAGTCAAACACTACGAACCTGCATTCTCAGCTGTTGCAAACGCAGTATCTAACTCAACATCAGTGACATTTGACACTGCAATAAATAGTAAGATAAGTGTAGGAGATGAGGTGTTTGGAACAAACCTCTCAACAAATCCAACGGTGTCATCGGTTGCAAGTGATAAACTTTCTATAGTGGTAAGTAGTGCAGTAACAATTGATGCAGACACTACACTTAAATTTGTTGGGTCAGTAGACCCAAATGATACATTTGTTGTTGCAGAAACAGTAACCTTCTATGATGATGGAACTCTTTCTACCTACTCAGAGGATACTACAAGTGATGCGAGTTAATTATGACAAAAGAAAAAGTAGACGACAAACTTAACGATATTTTAGATATCTCCACCGACATCAAAAAGAAAACTGAGTTGGTTAAGATACCAGCAAGAAGTGAGAATATCGAGACCGATTATAGATATGCTCGTGAGAACCTCTACAACCTCGTAGAGAGAGGTCAAGATGCAATCGATGGAATCCTTGAACTTTCAAAAGAAACTGAACACCCACGTG